AAGACAATAAGTTTAAAAAACTAGTTAAATCAATACAAGAGTTCCCTGAAATGTTAAGGGTAAGACCTATTGTTATAGACGAAAATAATGTAGTGCTTGGTGGTAATATGAGGTTAAGAGCTTGTAAAGAAGCAGGATTGAATGAAGTGTGGATTGAAAAGATTGAAAACTTTACTGAAGAACAAAAGAGAGAATTTATAGTAAAAGACAATGTGGGGTTTGGAGAATGGGAATGGGATATGTTAGCGAATCAATGGGATAATACACTTCTAAATGAGTGGGGATTAGATGTGTGGAATGGTGATGAAGTTAATATAGATGATATATACCAGGAGCACCAAGAAGAAAACAAAGAACTATTAAATAAAATAATATTAGAATTTAATGAAGAAGAATATAATTTAGTAAAACAAAGAATCGAAAAAGATGGTCGCTCAGCTTCAGTAATTTTTAAAACAGCATTAGATTTATGAAATTGTTTTTAGCAGGAGTTTCTTCTCATAAAATATACATAGAAGATGTGTTTTCTAGATTATCACAAAGAGATAATTTTTATATTTTAGAAAGTTTTTTTACTGTAAAAGAATGGATATTTGATTACATAGATAAAGACAATTTTTTATTAGATAGTGGTGCTTTTAGTATGTTCAGTGGTCATAAAAAGAATTTAGATACTTATGTTGATGAGTATATTGATTTCATTATTAAACACGATTTAAAATATTTTTTTGAATTAGATATATATAGTATCATAGGAGTAAAAGAAACGGAAGATATTAGAAACCACATTGAAGAAAGAGTAGGCAGGCAAACAATTCCTGTGTGGCATATAGAGTTAGGAGTAGATTATTATAAGATGTTATGTGAAAAATATAATTACGTAGCAATAGGAGCTTCAGGAAAACACGATAGTAAATGGACTAGAACAACTCCGAGCAAATTAAAGGCGTTAGTAGATTATGCAAANAGTAAAAATGTAAAAGTTCACGGCTTAGGATATACAGGCGAGAAAATAAAAAACATATCATTCTATTCGGTAGATAGTACAACCTGGCTGTATGGGAATAGGTATGGGATATGTTATACATTTAATGAAAATAAAATAAATCAAAAATCGAGACCTAAAAACAAAAGAATAAATCAAAAAGCTATGGCGAATTATAATTTTGAACAATGGGTTAAGTTTCAAAACTATATAGATACAATATGAAAATACTTTTATTGTCAGGTGGCGCAGATAGTATGTTGTTGTATCAAACTTACTCTTTTGATGTAACAGTTTTTTTTGATTATGGACAAAAACATTTAGACAAGGAATTTAATTGTTGTTCTGATTTAGTAGATGAAATAATTAAGTTGCCTAAGTTTATTACAAAAGATAAAGAAATTAATTGTAGAAATTTATCTTTCATAGTAAGTGTTGTTTCAGCTTTTGGAAGTGAAGATATTGAAATATACATAGGGACTAACATAGATGATATATATAAAGATAACAATAGAGAATTTTACGATGAAGTAGAGGGATTAATAAATAACATATCATTAAACAAAGTTAAGATTGTAACACCATTAAAAGATATAACAAAAAAAGAAATATTAAAACAATTAGAATTAAATTTTTATACAGATTAACTATGAATATAATAAGCAAAGAATTTCATTTCTCAGCTTCACACAGATTAAATGGTTTGTGTGACGGCCATCCGTGTGGAAGATTACACGGACACAATTACATCCTGAAAATATTTTTAAAAGGAGAACCTGATAATGTTGGGTTTGTTCAAGATTACAACGACCTATCACCTATTAAAGAATGGATAGATGACACCCTAGACCATAAACATCTAAACGATATTTTTGAATTTAATCCTACTGTTGAGTTTATGACTAAACATATTTTTGATTTATTCAAAAAAGACTTTCCTAAACTACACGCACTCAGTATGAGTGAAACACCTAAAACAAATTGCTACTATGAGCCAACTTGGTAAATTAAATATATCAGAAATCTTTTACTCTTTACAAGGTGAAGGGTCAAGAGCAGGAACACCAACCTTTTTTATAAGACTACAAGGATGTAAAGCACAGGGAGCTTGTTATGCAAGTGGAGTTGTTTGTGATACTGAATTTGAAAGTGGTTCGGAATGGGAATTGAAATCTATACTAAAATGGTTAAAAGAAACAAATCCAAAATGTAATGAGATAACTTGGACAGGTGGTGAACCGTTAGACCAACTTACAAAAGAGATTATTGCTTACTTCAAAGAGGAAGGATATTTCCAAGCAGTAGAGACTAGTGGATTACATTCTGCTCCTGAAGGTTTAGATTTTATTTCTATATCTCCTAAAGTAGCAGAACACGTAGTAGCTAAAAACTTTAAAGAAGGAGTTAGTGAGTTAAGATATATTAGGCACAAAGGACAATGTGCGCCTGAACCAAAAGTGAAAGCAGAACATTATTGGATAAGTCCTCATTCAGATGGATTCACTATAAACAACGAAAACGTAAAACATTGTATTAACTTGTGCTTAGATAATCCAAAATGGAAACTAAGTGTACAAACACACAAACTATGGAATATACTTTAGAATATCATTTTCAACAAATCTTAAAAGGATTAGGGGAAGACCCTACNCGGGAAGGATTAAGAGAAACACCAAAAAGATACATCAAATTTATGAAAGAGTTTCTTACTTCAAAAGAATTTAATTTTACTTCTTTTGACTCAGAAGGAACTGATGAAATGATAGTACAAACAAACATCCCTTTTTATAGTTTATGCGAACATCATATAGCACCATTCTTTGGAGTAGCAAATATTGCCTACGTTCCTAACGGTAAGATAGTAGGGTTAAGTAAGTTAGCAAGAACAATAGATTTGTATGCAAATAGATTTCAGAACCAAGAAAGAATAACAACTCAAGTAGCAGAAAGAATACAAAAAGAATTAAATCCTTTAGGTGTAGCAGTAACACTTAAAGCACAACATCTTTGTATGTGTATGCGAGGTGTAAAGAAACACGACACTTGGACTACAACATCAAAAATGCTTGGAGTATTTAAAGCAGATAACAAAGCAAGAACCGAATTTTTTAATATTATTAATAATGGACAAAAGTAGACACATAAAAAAGGAAGCAATGTTACAAGCGTTAGAAAACAGCTTAGGAGTTGTAACTGTTGCTTGTAAACAAACCGACACACCAAGAAGCACATACTATAAATGGTTAAAAGAAGATGAAGAATTTGCTAAAGCAGTTAAAGAAATAGAAAACATAGCACTAGACTTTGGAGAAAGTCAATTACATTCTCAAATGAAAGATGGCAATACTTCAGCAACAATATTCTTTTTAAAAACTAAAGGGAAGAAGCGTGGCTATATAGAACGAAGTGAATTAGACCTATCTTCATCTGAACCTATAAAATTAAAAGTAAATATAAAGGGTGTTGAATATTGATAAGGAATACACGTTAACGGAGTTTACAAATACACAAGAACAAGCAATAGAATATTTGTTTGACAATACAACAACAGAAGTATTATTTGGTGGTGCTGCAGGGGGTGGAAAGTCGTGGGTTGGGTGTGCTTGGTTAATATTAATGTGTATTAAATATCCGAAAACTAGGTGGTTAATGGGTAGATCTAAATTGGATAGTTTAAAGAAAACTACATTAAATACATTTTTTGAAGTATGTGAAGTATATGGAATGAAAGCAGGGCAACATTATAATTTTAATGGAGGTTCAAATGTAATAACATTTTGGAATAAGTCCGAAATAATGCTTAAAGATTTATTCTTATATCCTTCAGATAAAAACTTTGATAGTTTAGGTTCTTTAGAATTAACAGGGGCGTTTATTGACGAGTGTAATCAGATAACAGAAAAGGCTAAGAATATAGTAGCTTCAAGATTACGTTATAAGCTAGATGATTATGGATTAATTCCAAAACTCTTAATGACTTGTAATCCTGCAAAGAATTGGGTTTATACTCAATACTATAGACCAAGCAAAGAAGGGAAACAAAAGCCGTATAGAAAATTCATACAAAGTCTAGTTGATGATAATGAATATATAAGTAAATACTATAAAACACAACTACAAACTTTAGATGAGTTAAGTAAGCAAAGACTATTATTCGGCAATTGGGAGTATGACGCTACTAATGATAGTTTAATAGAATATGATGCTATATTAAATCTATTTAGTCAAAAAGGAGTGGGAGGGCAAAAATATATAAGTTGTGACGTTGCAAGATTTGGAAGCGATAAAACGATTATAATGTACTGGGAAGGGTTATATATTAAAAAGATAAGAACATTGCTTAAATCGGCTATAAACGATGTTGTGGATGAAGTGAGAGTGTTGCAGCAAGATAACCAAGTACCTTTAAGGAATATTATTATAGATGAGGATGGAGTAGGTGGAGGGGCTAAAGACTATTTAAGATGTCAGGGCTTTGTGAATAATGCTAGAGCTTTAAAGAACGAAAACTATCAAAACTTAAAAACTCAATGTTACTACAAAATGGCTGACCTTATAAATAAAGGACAAATAGGAATTACTTGTGAAGATATAATGGCAAAGAATGATATTATAGAAGAATTGGAACAAGTAAGAACAAAAGACGCTGACAAAGATAATAAGCTGCAAATCATTCCTAAAGACACAGTGAAGGCGATTATAGGCCGTTCACCTGATTATACAGATGCAATAGCTATGCGTTGTTATTATGAAGTAGATAGTAATTATGGTAAGTACTACGTACAGTAAACTAAATATGAACTTTTTCTATTATATATTATGAAAGTTAAAATCAAGAAAGAAGGAAACACTAAAGAATTTAACTTAATCAAAAGCTGGTCAGATGTCACACTTGAAAAGTGGGTTAAGTTAATAGAGTTAGAAAATAAAGATAAAAGTTTTGAAGCAGAGGAGACTATTAAGTTGTTGTCTGATATACCTAAAAAATTAATAAGAGAATTAGGTATTCAAGATGTCGCAAAATTGATGTCTAGGATCGGAGAGCTTCAGGCTAATGCTGCTGTTGGATTAAAAAACATAATAAAGATTGATGGTGTTGAGTATGGATTCCATCCTAATTTAGAAGATATAACACTTGGTGAATGGGCAGATATCGAAACATTTATTAAGGCAGGAATACAAAAGAATTTACCAGAAATAATGGCAATTCTTTATAGGCCAATAAAAGAGAAGAAGAATGACGCTTACATTATGGGTGCGTACGATGGCAATATAGCCGTCAGGGCAGAACA